ACAGACCGAAAGAGCATTTGCCTATGAGTATGGCAGATACCAGCATACAAAGAATCTTGTCGATCAGGGTATATTACCACCACAGGACAAAAAATGGTCCGCAACGGACAGTGAGAATACATGCAGCACATGTAGAGAACTGAACGGAAAAGTTGTTGGAATGGACGAAGAATTTGCCCCAGGTAAGCTACTTCCTCCGCTTCATCCGAGGTGTAAATGCTGTGTTATGTATGTCAATTCAAAATCTATGACCGCAGCGTATGAAACAGAAGAAGATGAACTGCGAGAGTACAGCACAGAGGAAATAGAGACTCATGCTAATAAAATGTCAGAGATTGCAGACAAACATCTTGATCTTGAAAGCTCATGGAGTGGAAAGGTCGTAGTTGATGATGATTCTGGTGTTTATGGTATCCAGTGGAACGGAGATATTATAACCAGACATGAAACAGCCCCACATATTTTGTTACATGAACAGTTACACGCTAGATCAGTTACAAAATATGATCATAAAATGTATAAACAGTATGAGAACATGGAAGAGGGTTCGGTACAGTTTGCAGCACAGGAGATTAGCAAGAAAGAGAATATACAAATTCTTGAATCACAGTACGATCATATGACAGAAGCTTTAAGAAATATAAATAAAGTTGCTGGGTTATTTAAAAATGATTATGATTTTGCAATGAAGCTTATTTCTGTTCCGTTACCAGATAGGTATGACTGGCTGAATAATATGATCTATGATAAAATGATGTTATCAGGAAATATTGAAGATTATCAGAAGGTATCGCACTGGATGGAGGCTTTAGAAAATGGAAAAACATCTTGAATTAAAAGAAAGATTCGATCAGCTAATGAAACAAGATATGGATGTATCAGAACACGAACAAGAATGGTTTGAATTACTGGACGATATGCATGAATGGTTAAAGGATAAGACAATTCCGAGAAATATTCGTAGGCAGTTTGAACCTTTAGGGATGTTAGAAGTAACTATGAAAATCTGTGACGGAATCCATTATGCAAATGGAACTGGACGATATGCAAAGAAAGAAGAATGATGAAGTACAAAGCAATAGAGCAGACAGTTCAGGCAGTGCAGATCACACCTGATATTGATATGATCGCCACTGACTGGTTCACAAAGAAAATGAATACCGAAGAAATTATGATAGATCGTGTACAGAAAGACGGAGCAATAGCCGTTATAGGATGCACGGTCTATTTTAATGCACGAAGATATAAAGGCAGCAGACTTGTTGCAAGAATAGGAGACTATATTGTAAAAGATTCAGTCGGTCGATTGAATGTAGTTCGTAAGAATGACTTTGATCGGCTGTATAAGAAGGAGGAAGCATGAGATATTTTAACGATTATATACGATCCCCAGCACAGACACAGGACAGTATACGAAAGTCCTTGAATCGAGTAGATATTACTAAGAAGGACGAAGAAAAGCAGTACGTCTTTGGATGGGCTAAGATTGCAGTCGATGAGAACGGAAAACAGTTGGTTGACCGCCAGAACGATTTAATTGATCCGGAAGAACTAGAACAGACAGCATATACCTATGTAGAGTTCTATCGTGAAGCCGGAGAGATGCACGAGCGAGGCGGTGCAGGCGTTCTGATCGAGAGTATTATATTCACTAAGGAAAAGATGAAAACTCTCGGTATAGAGGAAGGTACGTTGCCTGAAGGCTGGTGGGTTGGTTTCCACATCACAGACAATGAGGTCTGGGCAAAGATTAAGGACGGAACTTATACAATGTTCTCAATTGAGGGCAAAGCGAAACGTATTGAAGTCGAGGAGGAAGAATGATGGACAAATATATCGGTGCAAAATTGATTCAGGCAGAACCAGAAAGAAATCCGATCACAAAGGAAATCACAGGATACAAGGTTGTATACCCAGATGGGTACGAATCATGGTCTCCGAAAGATGTTTTTGAGAAAGCATATATGAAAGTGGATGATAATAAAAATCTTCCATCTGGAGTAAGTATCGGACCAGAAATGGTCGATGATTTTATTGCATCTACGGAGACAATCACGATGGGAGAGACAACAACAGTTGTTCGTTGTGTACTTAGAAATGGGTTTGATATTGTAGAATCATCTTCGTGTGTTGATCCAAAGAATTACGATGAAAAGATCGGCAAAGATATTTGCATGGGAAGTATCAAAAACAAGATCTGGGAACTGTTAGGATTTTTGCTGCAACAGGCGTGGCAAGGAATTAACTAGGAGATGATCGCATTCTTAAGATTAAGAAATCACACCGACAGGATGAATGGATCGTGTACAATCCTGATTGCTTTGAATTGCATCATACGCATTGTAGGAATAAAAGAGTTGCGATCGCAATCAAGAAGAACGTGGAACGTAGAAGAGTTCCAACGTCAAGAAATTTAAGGACCTTGGAAAGCCACATAAGGCTGACAGGGAACAAGAACTATAAAAGAAAGATTCAGAAGATCATTGAGGAAGTGAAATCTGAAAGAAAAAACTGAAATTTAGTCTTAAATTAGTTAAAAATTAAGCTAAATCTAAAATTTAGTTCAAAAAATAGCTAAATAGTTCAACTAATATACCAACTAAGGACCATTTTGCAAAAAATGCAAATTGGTCTATTTTTTGTGTTTGAAAATGCACTTTGCGTTTTTGAAACTCGAAAAAGTGTCGTTAGAAAGGAGGAAACATGAAAACAAAAGGAAAGACAAAGCTGGAAGATCTGGAAGTAAAAAAGATCGATGCAGTAGACATCGGAGCAGATCAGAAAGCAAATATCCTGATTAAAAAGAGAGGAGGTGCAGAAGAGCCGAAGGGAAACTTTTTCAAGCGATTCTTTAATGCATTTTGTGACAGCTTAGGAGTAAATTCAGAGGATGTCAGGAAATCCATGGAAGATGAAGCAACATCCTTTGATGATGTAATGAACGAAAAAAAGATCTATGACGTAAGAGATCAAATCTGGAATGCTTGTAACTCTCTGGAACAGTCGATCGTGTCAATTTTACTCGATAAAGAGTGTGAAGATAAACAGGCAGCGATCGCACAGAGCATTGATCAGTTTAAGGCATTTTCGGATGATGCATCCAAGTCTTGGATCAAATTAGAACGTGCAGCAACAGACAAAGAAGATACTGTTGTTGCGGATGATTTTGAGATCGCAAAAATGCAAGAGGTAATTGAGAAATCTTGCGATCCTGAAACTATTAACAAAGAAAAAGAAGAAAAGGAGAATGAAATGGCATTTGATATTTCAAATATGACAGAGGAAGAAAAGAAAGAAGCATTAAAAGCATTACAGGATGATGCAAATGCAAAAAAAGAGGATACTGCAAAAAGAGCTGATATTGATGGACAGGTTCAGGAAGCAGTGAATAAAGCAATGGAAGGTGTTGCAAAGGACTTCACTTCTATGATGAAGAAGATCATGGAACCAATCCAGAAGAGAGCAGAAGAAGCAGAACAGAAGTCCTTAGAAGAAGTTGCTAAGAAGTATGAACTCTTAGGAACAAAAGCAGAGGACTTAGTGCCAGTTCTGAAATCCATGAAAGCAACATCTGATGAAGCGTACAACAACTTCATTGCATCCATGGATAACAATCTTGCAGTAATTCAGAAATCAGGTCTGTTTGAGGAGATCGGTAAGTCTGGTGGAGCACACACAGGAAACAACGATACAGAAGGTGCTGCAAAGATGAATGCAAAGGTAGCAGAGATCAAGAAATCTATGCCGAACCTTACTGATGCACAGGCACAGGATATCGTTATGCAGAATGATCCTGAATTAAGAGCAATGTTCGACAAATAGGAAAGGAGATACAGAAGATGGCAAGCAGAATATATGAATACAATCCGATCAATGATAGCCCAGTGATCGTTGCTACAGCTGGGGAAGCACTTAAAACAGCTGCAGCAGTCTTATTAACAAAAGATGGAGTGAAACTTCCTGAAGCTGGAAAGAAAGCAACAGGAATTGCGGTCCTTGAAAATGAGACAGTAGCCAAAGGCGATGATATTACTGTTCAGATCAGAAATCAGGGCATGTGGACCGCTGGTGCAGCGTTTGATTCTGGAGATTTCCTTGCTGTAGATGCAGAGGGATTTTGTCAGAAGGCAACCACAGGGCAGTACATTTTAGCTATGGCACTTGCACCGGCAACAGCAAAAGGAGATATCGTAAGAGTTGCGATCATCCATGCTGGATACGAAGCGTAAATAAAGGAGGAATAGAATAAATGAGCACAGGACATAATAACGCAGCAGCAATCGCAGTTGATATTGCGAAAGGATGGAAACCTAACTATTACTTAACAAATATGGCAATGAGCTATTTTCAGGCACCGGGAATGAACGTTGCACCAAGTATCTTCCCGATTCTTCCAGTGCAGGCAAGTACAGGAAATTACTATATTTTCAACAAGGAAGAGATTGCAAAAGATCAGGTAAGAAGAAAGCCTAAGTTCGGCAAAGTAGAACCAGCTGTATTCTCTCATTCAGACGGTACTTACAAATGCGAGGTAGATCAGGTTATCGTTGGAGTAGACAATATCACATCTCTTGATTACCAGAGAACAGGAGCACCAGCGACGATTGATCCAAGACGTGCAAAGGTAAGACAGATTTCAGAGCAGATGAATTTGCATCTTGATATGATCTTTGCAAACAAGTTTTTCAATGCTGATGCATGGGGAAATGTTAAGACAGGAGAAACAACAGCTTCAACATCTAAGCAGTTTGTACGTTTTGATGATGCTAACGCTGATATCGTAGGTGCGTTTGACGATATGAAACAGGAAATGCTTTTAAACGGACGTAGATTACCAAACAAATTATGCTTAGGATATAAGACATTTAAAGCAATCAAGAATCATCCACAGTTCTTAGATCGAGTTGTTGGTTCAGGATCAACACCAAACCCAGCACTTGTAGACGAACAGGTAATTGCAGCGATCCTTGGATTTGAAGAGGTTAAAGTATTATATTCAACATATAATGCAGCAGAGATCGGTCAGAAAGCCGATATGAAGTTTGTTTTTGACGACAGCAGTGCATTAATGACTTATGCACCAAAAGAGGTATCTCTGGAAGAACCATCTGCCGGTTATATCTATACATGGGATATGTTAGGCAACGGACAGTGGATGGCTACATCACAGTATGACGGAGAAGGTGGAACACATACAGAGTTCATCGAAGGACTTATGGCAACTGATATGAAGAAAACTTCCGATGATCTCGCAACATTCTTAACAGGATGTGTAGCTGAGTAGGAGGTGCCTAGTATGAATTATGTTGCATTAAAGCCAGTTAATTTTGGCGGCAGGCAGTATAAGGCCGGAGAGACTATTCCAGAGGGTGTCGTAGATGAACGACGATCTCTCTTTTTAAAGAAGTCTGGACACATTGCAGAAGTAGCGAGCGTAAATGGAGCGTATGCAGAGGATTTGAATGTTAACCCTAACACTTTATCAATTCCTTTATTACAATCTAAGCACGAGCTTGCAGTGAACGCACAGCAGTTATTACAGTTCTTTGCCACAATTCAGAAAACAATGGAAGAGGCAAAAATTGAGATTGCGACCATGACAGAGGAAGATACACCGATCTTACAGCTGTTACATGAGATTGATTCCAGAAAAGGAATTAAGGCAGCAGTTGAAACAAGACTTGCTGATCTTTCCGTTGATACTGATATTAATCAGGAATCAGAAGCAGTAGAAGAAACCGAAGAACCAGCAGAACAGCCGG